TTAGGAGTCCTCTTTGGTTTGTTGAACCCGCTTACTCCTGCTCGCGCTAGCCTTGGATCCTTTTTGCTCATTGAGTTGGCCCTCTAGTTCCTTGACCCGGCTCTCCAGTAAGTCCAATCTGTCTAGGTGGTCGCTGAATGCCTTGTTGATCTGGTCTAGGAACTTCTTGGTTTCTGTTTGTGTCATTAGCATTTTGACGTTTTCCTTCTATTTCACTTTCTTTTAGTAAAGTGTCTGCAACTTTGAGTCTACGCTCAAATTCTTTGTCGTCGTTGTCTCCAACCTGTAAGTTTCTAGTCAGGGCGTTAATCTTATCAATTTGTAGCTCCTGTGGCGCTAGTTGTGTTTCTACAGAGAGCTTAACTGCTCTAGCTTCAGACTCAGCAGCCTGTGCGTTTAGAGCATTAGTTTGACTCTGCTGGAACTGCATCTGTGTCTGTTGAGCCATCATAGCCATTTGTTGTGCCTGTGGATCTGGTTGTCCAGCCTGTTGCAATGCACCAATTAACTCTTCACGGTTACTTAGGTTCATGTTGTCAATAATGCTTTGGATCAACACAGGGTACAGAGGACTGTCTTGCTTCATAGTCTGCAAGAGTTGTACCAACTGTGTAACCTCGTACTCCCTAGCAATAATACCTAGAGTAGACGTAGCAATAAACTTGTAGTCAGACACTGGGTAATTCTCAGGATCAAACTGCATGTACCTGTGAGCAGCCTTAGTAACAAAAGGCATAAGAAAAGACTGCTGGAAGTTTATAAGAGTACGCTTATGACGCTTGATAATAGCACCAAGAGACATACTGATCCCAGCAGCAGTAGCCTCGCCGTTAACCTGTCCTGCGATACCTGCTGAGTCAACGGCCCCAGTAGCCTGTTGTACCATGCCTTGTAGGGCTTGAGCCTGTGCAAACGTGATTTGTCCGACTTGACCAAAGTTAAACGGTTGTAGTACTTCACGCGGATCTCCGTTAGTTAGGATCATCTTACCGGGACGGACTTCTGGTTTAGCCCCTCTAGGAAGCCGTGTAGCGTCGATAGCGAGCATTGGGTGGATAGTGAGTGCTAGTGCGTCAATACGAGCGCGTAGCTCTGTATCAAGCGCCTTCTGGCTGTTATAGCCCTTCTCACAAACACCACGACCCCAGAATCTTGATGGTACTACATCCCAAGGAAAAGCAACTACAGGACGATCCTGCATCATGTACGGATTAGCTTCAGCCTTAAGCAACGTACCACCGTTAGCAATAACTACGACAGCTTCAACGTACTTACTGTCTTCTTCTACGTCTACACCTTCTGCTTCTAGGAGTTCTCGTGGTACAAGCCCGTAGTACTTAGTTAGCCTAACTTTGTCATCGTGGTACACAGATAAGTCTTGATCTGGCTCTAGTTCTGAATCAGGAGCCGCTGACTCAAGGTATACTTCTTTGTACACCCCTTGCTCTTGTAGTAGCTCTACAGAATGTTTAGACACAAACTCATCAATAGCTACACCCATAGCGTCTTCAATAGACGTAGCTACAGGGTCAATAAGAAAGTTCTGAGGCATTACAGGCTTTAACTTAACAACTACTCTGTCAGTAATGCTTACGCCTACAGCAGTAAGGTCACCACCCATAACAGGCTCAGTAGCCGGAGCCATCTCTTTGATCTCTTCTAGTACAATCTCACCAATACCTGTACCAAAGACAGCAGAGTTAATTAAGCACTCTGCAACAGCCTTACGTACTTTACAGGATTCAAAGTCTTGTGATAGCTTGTTACGTAAGTACATTACGTCCTGACGCTCTTGATCGTTTACGTCATCTTCTATGTCAAACCACTTACCACGACCAAAGGTGGCTTCTTCTAACTCTGCTACGTTAGACTCTACAGCCTGCTGTAACGCAGGAGAGATAATTCTAGAACGCTCTGACGCTCTTTCGGAGTCAGCAGGATCCCATTGACCTCTCCATAGCCTATAGTATTCCTCAAACTTTTGTTCGTAGTTTGACTCATAGTTGTCTCTCCAGTTGTCACACTTTACCATTATCCACTGTTCTAGCGATTCTTCAATTAAAAGTGGGTCGGGACTATAAATTTCTTCTGCCATAGTATTTTCCTTAGATTATTGCTACGCTGTAACCAAGTGTAAAAAACACCACAGCAGAAATTGCGTAGATTCCGTATGTATTAAAAGGACGCCAAACACGCTTGGTACTCATAGCTTTTACTAGCTCATCTGGTAAAGGGTTCATCATTTTAGTAACCTGCTACTATATCTAATATTTCGTGATCGTCAATTTCAAAGTCGTAGTTGTATGCTACTTTAGCTAACTGATCTACGTATGCTAGTGCGTCAACCAAGTCATCGTGGGTCAGAGGATCAGGAAACTGAAACAGTTGATCCATAAATCTGTTGTTCCACTCTGCCTTCCTTAGTTCTATTTGGCCGTTCTCAAACCTTCCTTGCAAAGCCCACATAACCCTGTCAGTCTTCTTCTTGTTACCGTGAGTTAGTTCTTCGACTCTAAAAAATCTCCCGTACTGCTTCATTAAATCTGTCAGGGGACTCATTACAGCCTGCTTTGCTATTCCTCTTTCAATACCAACACTAACGGGTTCGTAATCTCTAACGGCCTGAAATATCTTGGAGGCAGTCTCGTCAAGGCTCCACCGCCCATGTATAATGTTATCAACGTACCAACCATTAGTACCAACTTTAACAACAGCAATTGCAGTTTCATCAAGTTTAGTGTTCTTGGTTCTTTTCTTGTTAACTTCTTCAAAACCAGCTAAGTCAATAGCGATATAGTATTGGGCATCGTCTGGTTCTTCTCCAAAGTGTATCCAATCTTCTTTGAACATTTCTGAGCCTCTTGCTTCAAATGAGGCCATAAACTCTTGTCGGAAGGCGTAACTCGACATGGACTTCTTTGCTGTGTTAATTTCTTCAGGGTCGAGGATGGGGTTGTCATAACTGGTAAAGTGCCACCCCTTGTAAGTTTCATCGTCACCTAGCTCCGCTAACTTGTACAACTCGTAAAAGTGATTCCTGCCCATAGGCGTACCTATAAACATCGCTGAACCTTTTTGGTCAGCTAGTGCTGGACGGAGGATCTGCTCCCATACGTCAGGCTTCATGTCTGCGTACTCATCCATCACAAGAAACTTCAAGGAAACACCACGCATTGTCTCTGGCCTGTCGGCTCCTTTGAGACTAATCATGGCCCCGTTGACCAGCTTGATCTGTAGATTATTGATGTGAGCACCACTAATCACAGGGTTTCCTAGCTCCAAGAGGGTCTGCCACATGATATCACGGGCCTGTCCCTGCGTGGGCGCAACGTAAAACACTTGACCTTTGTCGGTCTGTAGAGCATTTATGATAAGCATCCATGCAGCGAGGCGTGACTTCCCTGTCCTTCGCCCTGCCGCTACTACCTTGAACCGTGTAGGATCAGAGTAGACTTCCTGCTGCCACGGCAACAGTTGTACATTTAAGTCTGTCAAAGTTTAACCCGAACAGTTTCTCTGCCATATACCATCAGTAAACGTATAGCCATTCTGGAACGGTACGTAAGTCTCACACCACTCTGGAGAACCTGGAACAAGGCCACTATCTTCAACAGTTTCTGTTTCTACGTAGTCTCGCTTAGGCCAAGGAACTCTTTTACTAAACAAAACATTACCTGTGTCTTTATACTCTTGTTTAATATACATAGTATCATAATGTACAAAAACTTTTTCTCCGTTCTTTAGTGTGTACGTAGAACCATCTGGATAGTTAATGACAGTAGGTGTATCAGCAAATGCTGCAAAACTAACAACGCTGACAAGTAAAGCAGCAACAATAGTAATTACAAATGCAAATGTTTTATCAGTCATGGTTTAGTTTCTCTTAGGTTAAGGTTTGTTTACTTTTAAAATAATAATCAGGTAAAGTTAACCAGTGCTGGCGGCATATTAAGTAGGTCAAACGTAACAAGAAACTGCATATCTGAGGACGCTGACCCAGCTTGAACCTTAACAACTTCTCCTTCGTGAAGGACAAACAAAGGGCCACCTCCTGCGCTTAAGACTTCTTTACCCCCTGAAGCTATGCCAGTATCTTCAAAAATATCTATTCTTTCACTGCCGTCAGATTTTGCAAAGTGCATAGAAGCATTTTGTGTAGAACCAGCGTGATTAGCAATAAAGATGTAGTGTATAACCACATGAAAGCCTGTAGGCACAGTAAACAAAATTGTTTCTGTTGCGTCAGTAAGTTCTACGTGCTTAGTATATAACATTAGTACGTCCACATAACAGGTATTGAAGCCCGTATGTCTAGGTGAATAAAGTTACCAGCGACCCCTATGCCAGTAAAACCGTGTTCTAAGGCAGCTTTTATTAACGAATACCGATGAGCAGAGTTAGTTATCTTAATGTCTGCTGCTATGCCTTGCGCGTGAGTCCCCGGTATCTCTTTTATAGCCTCTAACGAGTGGCTAGGGCTTCTGTAGCCGCTGGTAATAATAAAAGGAAGACCACAATAGTGCCTGAGTGTGTCTAGTTTTTCTAGAAACTCAGGATCCATATTGTTTTCTCCTGTTTCTTTACAGTCAAACTCTGTGATAGAGAAATACTTCACTTCTTAGTAGTTTTTTTCTTAGGCTTAGCTTCACTAA